ATTCTGAAACCGAACAGTGGAAAGGTGGTGTTGCCTATGGCGACTCCGTCGGTGGTTCTGTTGACTACGATCAACTGCCTCCCACCTCTTGATACATGGGGAGCTTCGGCTCCCTTTTTTTTAACCCTTTATTGAGAATAAAAATCAATGTCAACTGAAACAGAACTTTCCAGTGTCAACTCAATACTGGGAGCAATAGGACAAGCACCTGTATCTAGATTATATCGTGAAGTAAATGGTGAGCTTGTCTACACTAACCCTGAGATATCCTTCATCCATAACCTGCTGAAAGAAGTCAACGTAGACGTACAGAATGAAGGTTGGGTATGGAATAGAGAAGAGCACTATCCTCTTACTCCTGAGGTGGACGGTTGTATTTATATCCCACCTAATGTATTGAGGATGGATGTCAGTGAAGGACAAGTCTACAGAGATACCGATGTCGTCAGACGAGACGGCAAGCTATACGACAAAGTCAACCACACCTATAAGTTTGAGAAACAACTTGACTTTGACATCACTTGGCAGTTTTCTTTTGAAGATATTCCTAGTGTGTTCCAGCGTTACATCACTCTTCGTGCTAGTGGTCGTGCTGCTACACAGCTGGTTACCAACAAAGAACTGGTACAACTACTAGCTACACAGGAAGCACAGGCAAGAGCAGCTTGTGTTGAATATGAATGCAATCAAGGTGACCATACATTCTTTGGTACACCAGACAATACAGCCTACAGATCCTATCAACCTTATAGAACTTTAATGCGATGACAAGTGTATCCCAGCTAGTTCCAACCTATGCTACTGGTGGAATATCTGACCAGCCAGATGAACTAAAGAGACCGGGACAAGTTAGGGATGCTGTCAACGTTTACCCTGATCTTATCAATGGTCTAACTAAAAGACCTGGACTTGCACAGATTGGTATTGAACCTCTACAAGATCCTTGTTTTAATAGAGCTATTAACAAACCAAATGGATCTTGGTTCTCATTCTACAGAGAGAACCCAGCTTCTAAATCCCAAGAGATCTATGTAGCTAGGGTTACTGAGAAGGGTAGAGTACAGGTATGGGATGCTGCTACAGGTCAAGCTAAGAAGGTGTACCTGAGTGAGACTCCCATCAACCCTGAAACAATTGAAGATCTGAGTGTAGATGACCTAGTGCTATGTCCTGAGAAGGGGCTACCTGGCTATCTAGATCATGACATACAGGACTTCCTGCAGTTCCTGACCATCAACAACTACACCTTTATCACTAACCCTGGTAAAGCTGTGACGATGTCAGAGACCACAGCAGACAAGAGACCCTATGAAGCATTCGTAGAGATCACTCAGCTGGTGTACGGCAGAGAGTATCGATTCGATATCGACATGATCGATACCGATGGCACCACACTGATCAGAAGTGCAGAGAGAATTGAGCTGATTAATGCTGGAGACTTTGCTGGCTATGATGATCCATCCTGTCCTGCTCAGTTCAACCAGACTGTCACCTTAGACACTGACAACCTTAGGAAAGGAGATGATGAAGGTCAGCGTGACCTGGTAGTTAGGATCACATCCACTGGTGTACAGGTTCCTGATGGTGATAGTTATGAGTGTGAGTACCGTCATGAAGTAACCCTTGTGAACGGTGGACGTAACATTGCTAGGAACAATGTCTTTAGATATTTCCAGAATGGTGGAGATGTTGCTGATGGTGACAATGATCCGTTCTATGACATCAAGGTAACTAAGGCAACCAGAGAGTTTGCTAGCTCTGACTTTCCTATCACTGGTGTCATCACAGCAAGTGACGGAGATACCACTGAAAGTATTCGCAGTATTTTAGAAGAATTAAAAGACGCGATAGTAGATCAGTCCAGTGGTACATTTGTAAATGAAGATATTTCTGTAGTTGGTAATGGTCTCTACATCACCAACGATGAACCCTTCTCTGTATCTACTTCCGAGAAGGATCTATTCAACATCCTGTCTAACGAAGATGCTGAACTAGACAATCCGTATGTGGTTGTCAATAATGTAGCTCGCCTTCCTATTGAATGTAGGCATGGCATGATCGTTAAGGTAGCTAATTCATTCAGTGATGACGATGATTACTGGGTGGAGTTTAAGTCCAATTATGAAAGTGACACAGCTACTGGTTATTGGGATGAATGCCCAGAGCCAGGTGGTTATCTAGAACTTAACCCTGGCACCATGCCACACATCCTTGCTTATGCACGGGACGATGAAGAGACTATCTTTATCCTTGGTCCCTGTGAATGGAAGAGTAGGGAGTGTGGTAACAATGACTTCAACCCTAGCTTTGTTGACTTCACCATCAACAACATGATCTACTACCGCAATAGGTTGGTAGCTCTTAGCCAAGAGAATGTGATCATGAGTAGAGCTGGTGAGTTGTTTAACTTCTTCCCAGTGTCTGCACTTGCTGTAGCACCTAAGGATCCAATCGATATCACAGCCACTACTAACTACTCTAGTGTTCTTGAGGATGCACTGGTCATTAACAACGGCTTGGTTATCTTCAGTAACTTCCAACAGTTCCTGTTCACCACTGACTCTGATGTACTAGACCCTACCACTGCAAAGATCAGTGAGATCAGTAGGTATGACTACAACAGTATGTCCAGACCTATCAACCTGGGAACTAACATTGGTTTCTTAGGTAAGAGTGATGGACCTTCCAGGTTCTATGAGATGTCCAACATCTTTAGAGAGGGACCAGTTGATGTACTGGAACGTAGCAAGATTGTAAGCGAGTCAATCTCACCTGACCTTGCTTTGATTGCTGATGCTAAAGAGACTGGTCTAATCCTGATGGGTAAGTATGGATCTACAACAGTGTGGGGCTATAGATACTTTAAGGAGTCCAGTCAACGTGAACTACAGGCTGCATGGTTTAAGTGGGAGCTACCTAAACCTCTTGTCTTCCATACCATCCTTGATGACACATACTATTGTGTGATGGAAGCTGGTGTTGATGACATCCTGCTAACCAGCCTAGTCATTGATTCAATTGAAGGTCCATGGTTGGACCTTGGTAGTCCGTTCAAGATGTCTATTGATCTGCCCACTACTTATGTAGTTAAGCAGGAACAAGCTGGCTTCAGAGCTGACACCACATCCTCTCTGTCTCTTCATAGGATGCACTTCAATACTGGTAGGACTAACTACTACAACGTAGACCTGATCCGTAAAGGTAAGGACAACTACAGCATGGAGTTTGAGCAGTCTATCCAAGATGCTTATCTTGCAGAAGCTGATCCAGAGACAAAGGACAGAGAAGAAACCGTTCCTATCTATGACAGGAATACAAGTGTAGATGTATCTATTAACTCTGAGTTTAATGGACCTTTTACTTTGTATTCACTGAGATGGGAAGGTGATTACAACCCACGCTATTACAAACGTGTCTGATTACATCCATAAAGCCACCTTACAGGATGCCTATAACGTAGCTGTCAGCTTACGTGCTGATGATTTAGAAGAACTTGTAGAAGGTCATGGTCTTTCACCCACCATGCACCTTCCACTTGCTGCCAAAAGAGGATGCTATGCCTTCACAGTTCCAGACGGCAGGATTGCTGGTCTGGCTGGTGTAGATGACGGACAGATCTGGATGCTATGCACTGAAGCAATTGAGACATACCCTGTCACATTTGCTAGGGAAGCAAAGAGATTCGTTGATTCTAGACCAGAAAAATTATTGTGGAATATAGCTTATAAGAATAACAAAGTCCACCTAAAACTACTTAAGTTCCTTGGGTTCAAGTTCTTAAGAGAGATCAACTATGGACCTAACAATTTACCCTTTATTGAATTCTGTAAATGTGTGCACCAATAGCCCTTGGTGCAGCTTCACTAGCAACAGGTGCTGTCGGTGCTATTGGTGACTACCAATCTGGACAGGCACAAGCTGCTGCTGCTAACCAAGCTGCTGCCAATAACTATAAATATCAACTCAAGGTACGGTCACGTAACTGGGATCAACAACGCCATATCTATGGTCAGAAGATCTCACAATTTGAAGAACAGGTATCTGAAAATAGGTTAGCTGCTGCACGTGGGTACGCTGCTGCACAGCGGAACATGAATGAGAAATTTAAGCAAGCTGCTTTCTCTAATGAGAGTAGGTTGTCCAGACTTGTTAGAAGCCAAGGTAACTTTGCTGCAGGTGATAGAGCTGGTAAGTCAGCTGATCGTCTGAGCATGGAACAGATGATGCAGTTCGGTAGAGGTAGAGCAGCTATTGGTGAAAGCCTGATGTCTGCTCAGAACAACATGATTGCTACCAATGAGAACATCAGACGTCAAGAGCTGCAAGCTAATAACAAGGCATATCAGCAAGTAGCTATTAGACCACAGCCTGGTGTTGCACCTGTTGCACCAACCATGGTTCCTGGACCTAGTGGACTCAGCCTCGCTGCAGGTTTACTTGGTGCTGGTAGTGCTGGCTTCAATACTTACGATCAACTGACTCCAGGTGGAGCATTCGGACAGAGGGTTGACTAATGCAACGACAACTAATTAACGATGAACAATACAACCCTAGTCAATCTGGCACAGGGTTTAATCCAGTTGATGTAGTAGATCTCGTACCTGAGATTGAAGCTGAGAACAGGAGACAGAACCAGGCTTTTGATAAACGTATCCAGAGCCTTAAGACTAATGACCGTACAAGGATTGCTAATGCTGAGAAGAAGAACTCACTGCAGGAACTCTCAGTATTTAGTAAGACCCTCACCGATACACTGGTAGACATTCAAGACAAGCAAAACAAAGCTGCACTACAACGTGGCATGATGCTTGCTTACTCTGATGGTATCAGTGAAGAAGAAGCTGCTGACTTTGAGAAGACAGAATCTGAACACAGAGCTGTTGCTACTGAGGTAGACAAAGCTGCTGAAGAAGTACAGGATCAGACAGGCAATGTATTCCTAGCCGATAAGGTTAGAGGTATGTCTGACTGGGAACGGTACGGATACCTCAAGGGACAGGTACAGATGGCTGCTGTTAATTACCCTGCTTACTTAGCTCAAGTTAAGGATCAGGTATCAGTAGTGGTCGGTGGTAAAACTGTCACGTATGAGAATGCTAAGACTCCAGAAGAGTTTGCTGCACTACAGGCAGAAGTAGCTGGTATGTACATGGAGCGGTTCAACTCTGTGAACCCAGCACTGTTAAATAAATATCTCTTTCCAACTGTACGTGAGATCAACGCTCGTGAAGCTGTTGAGTTTGCAGCAGCACAGAAAGAGGAACGTGAACTAGAAGCTAAGCAGAACAGAGCTACTGCATTCCTGTTGGATGCAGAGACTGGGAATACTAATGCTCCTAGTGAATTCATTTTAAATCACCCTAAAGGACCTGCTGCAGGTAAGCGTGAACTAGCTGCACTGTTAGAGCAAGGTCTGAAAGATGGGACTATCTCAGGAGATTACGTACTAGATGCTATTGGAGACAATGTTGTCACTTTCCGTGATGGCAGCACAGGAACACTTGCCGCTAAAGACAAGAGCATCTTTGGTCCACTAATTCAGCTAGCCAAAGATGCAAATAGAGACAAGCTGAATAGAGATTTCCAAGAAGTAGAAGATGCAAACAAAAGGATTGAGTTAGAAATTATTAAGGCATTGGATGGCGGGGACGGTATCATCACTGATGAAGAAAGAGCTGCTGTATTCCAATACTGGAAAGAGAATGGTACTGGGCGAATACCTGAAACTATCTTAAGCAGACTACAAGCTGAAGATGAAATAGAAAAAATCGAAGCTAGGATTAGGCTGCAGTCTATTAAAGACGACAGAGGTTATATCACTGAACAAGATCTAGTGGGTATGCCTAAATCACTCAGAGATGACTTCCCACCTCAAGGTATTGACGAGGTCACACCTACCAAGCAAAACAATACGGACGCTAACAATGCTATAACTTCAGCATTGATGACTAAGTTTGAGCTTGAAGATGGTGATGCCAGAAAGAGTAATGAGTATAGGTACATGGAGCGTAGAGCTAAGGAGGACTTTGAACGTAAGTTTGCAATCTATGTATCTGATGGATTATCCAAAGCACAAGCAGCAGAAAAAGCTATCCAAGATGTTGTAGCTAAAGTAAGCCTGCCTAAAGATAACCCTTACCTGGCACCTGTAAATCTAAGAAATGAACCTTACACATCACGTCTTGAATCAGCTAAGAAATCGATTGTAGAAAACAAACAGTCTGTCAAGACATACCCTTACCTAAGTGAGGTTGAACTAGAAGAAGGTAAGTTGTTCCTGCAAGGTGGAGGTGATCCACCACGTCTAGCTGTTGACCTAGCACGTTCTTTGAACATGCCAACATGGGACTTCATTCGTATGCAGATGGATGCGGCTGGTATTGAATATGAAGCTGAGCGTCCAGAAGTAGAAGGAGAGGTAGATGGTCTAGACCCAGCAATACAGAATCTGCTGAGAAGCAAACCAAGTCCACGTAAGACATACCAAGCTGCTGCTATCAGTGATGACAAGCGG